CGCCCGAGTTGAGGTTAGAGGCTGCGGCCGGGATGGGCATCTCAGCGTGTACGAGCGTTTCTACCGCCGCGAGCACAGGACCCGATACCGGCAACAAGTCTTTATCGGAAACGACTAAGGCAAGCGTGCCTGCACCCGCCCATTCGCCAGCAGGAAAGCACCATGCCCTGCCTACGCCCGTGACCTCAAGCGCCCAACGCACATAATCAGCAGGCGTTCCGCTTGAAGGTGGATTCTGTAGACGTTGCAAAATCCTGATGAGTAAATCCACACCGGTCTCTTGATTTTGTCCATCGTCAAACCCACTTACGAAACTAATCGCAGTGACATCCACATCCGGGCTTTGCAATTCGAAACTTACTTCTGTGGTATTGTAGTCTTCACCCTCGGCAATGGCCGTTACACCGCCAAGAGCGGGAATTACAATTTCTGTATCTGTTGTGTATTCAAGTCCGTTTACCTCAAATATGACAGTGCCAGCGTCGACAACATGAGACGCTGTACCCGCAACACTAACAATCCCAGTGGTAAACGTCGCGGCTTTCCGCGGTTCTTCCAAAATCAGGTTGGCCCATCTGTCGAGCCCGATTTCCTCCGCCGTATCTGGTAATAACTGCCGAGCTAACCAAACCAAAAAACCGTAACTCAAATATATGGCTCCGGTGAAAACGAAATTCATTATTCCCAGCAAAGAGAATCTAGTAAAAGGCGTCCCAGATGTGACACGGGTTTCTGTGTCGGCTTTCATTCTATCGTAAATTTCAGTTAATGTCGGTCTTGTCCACGGCATTTTAAACCAGCCCTCCAATTTGTTGCAATTTCCAGTTGACGAAAAACTTGAAAAATATCGATTGCTCGTCTTTTTTTATTACGCGAACTGCAAAATTTATTTGGTCTTGTCCACCTCGCGACGCCACGGCATCTATTTGATCGGCGATGCTGTCTGTTTTCATCCACGCCAGCGCATCTTTTACATATTGTGCCGCGAGTGTCAGCGTTTCGCCGTCAGTTTTCGAGCGTCCCAAAAGCCACAGCTTAGAACCGATCGGTATTTCAGATAAAGCGTCCGCCCACCATCCACGGCGTGTATCGCCTTTGTTCAGCACCTTGTCTTCAGGGTCGGCTCTTCTATCGGAAAAAAGACTTATGATGACGGCCGTTTCAAAACCCGGATCTCTATAAAGTTGAAACCCGCTTATTTTCATATCGGCAAAATCGATTTTATCGGCCTTGAGTTCGGTCATATAAAATTTAATATCACCAGTTGTAAATGATTCAACCATTAGACACCCTTAACCAAAGTCGTTTGTGCCGAAGCGAGTTCTGTTTTCATCACCAGGGCAGAATCTGCCGAGGCGTCTAACGTAGTCTTGATACCGGCGAGTACCGGTATTCCGCCAAGTGCCGTCCATGATGCAGCAGCTTTAGTATAATAATCTATCCAAGTCGCGGTGAGAGTCGTTGTCAGCTTGATCAGCGGAACGCCACCAAGCGCACCCAAATTAACAAACCCTATTACGTCGTTTCCAACTACCGAATACAGTTCATTTTTACCCGTCGTTTTAAGATGAAGATAATTTCCAAACTTCGTATAAACCGAGGCCTCGCCAGGTAGCAAAGGTTTTTTTCGATTAGCGCCCGCGCCTGATTTTATGACGATTCCGTGATCTTTATTTCCACCGAGATACAAAACTAAACACTCAGCGTTTAACGGTGGATTGCTAGTAAACCCGTATTCCTGAAGACGTTCCAACTTGTTTTGAACTTCGCCCTCGAGCGCAATAATATTAACAAGTTGTATTTCTTTTGTATCGTCTACGCTCGCAAGCAGCGCTTTACAAACCATCATCTGAATTCTGCCAATTAGTTTTTTCATCATGATAGCGCCACCGTTGGCGACGGGTTGGCCGCGTATACATCTGGATTTTTTAAAACCAATCTCGTCTTTCGTCCACCCTCTTCATCGATGGTAAAACTAACTGCTGTAATCAATTGCTGCTCGTCTTTCCCCCATTTAGGCGCGCGTACATTCACTCTTTCGTTAAACGTCCAAGGTCTTTTTGCACCTGTGATTAAATTTGTTTGATACCATCCTTGTACTACTACATTATAAAAGGTTCCACGACCCGCTCTGACTTGCGCTTCCCATGCTACGCGCGCGCGTAGGTTGGCGTCTGTCGCTTTATTTTCTGACATGAAAACAAAAGGTCTATACCTATCTATTCCCAAATCGGTCGCCTGTTCGACCATCTGAGTGATGCGCCCATCCCATGCTTTGCCCGCGCCTGATCTTTGACCTCTGATTGTATACTCGGAAAACCGCTCTTTCCAATTTGCCTCATACTCTATTTCTTTTATGTTTTTTCCTACTTCGAGATCCTCGTCAGCGGTAACGGTAAAATCCGCGGCATACGTCAACAGTAAATTTCCCTCTAAATCTGCAAGAGGCAATACAGCTTGACTTCTGCAAAGCCGCTCTATCGCTTGGTATGCGGTTTCACCGTTTTGTAAAGTGAATTTATCTATCAATTCATCAGTCGTCAATTGCGACGAATCGACAATGATTCCAAACGGCAAACAAATTGCTTTTACTATCGATGAAAATTTAGCTTTGTCCCACGTGCTCGATGGTTGGATCGCTGCGCAGTCAACCAGGTCAGCTGTAATATCCCTTCCTTGCACTGTCATGCTCGACGAATTGGACGTTTCTTTAAGTTTCACTCCATCGATATTGCCGTTTATTATTTGAGTAAGCGCATCAGTCCTGGCTTCCTTTATATGCACTTTACAAGATTTGCCTTCTATTATGTCATTGGTTGCAGTGCCGGTAATGTCGACGAGCTGAATCGTAAAAGCACCACACAAACTCTCCATAGATCGCTGTATGCTAACATTTTTCCAACCCGCGTAATTCATGCCATCCAATTCGAGTATTATTTCGTCGTTAGGCATTGGACACCCTTATTTTTATAGGCACCGCACCAGTAATGAAACCGGGATGGATAACTTTGTTGCGTCTAATTATGTCCTCTTCCTCATCCAGATTGCCAAATATTTCGTTTGACACAAGCAAACTATTTCTAGTTTCCGGAAGTTGAAAATCGATTATCCTCGGCAGTGTTATCGACCTTTGATTGAGGTCTTCGTTCACCGCGGCCTTAGCATCTCTAAGCGACTCGTAAATATCATCAGTCACAAAGGATGTCGCTGACACCTCGTCAATCAGATCAAATAATTTTGTCTTGGCGGCCTCGGCGTCGTCCACAGAATCGAACGGCTCAAGTGTTGTGAGTCCTATGAGCGCAGCCACTGCGTTATATTTAACAACTTGTTGCACTTGAAAAGCCGGGTAGTTTTCATCTTGAGATATTGATGTAGGTGTATCCACAAAAGGAGAATCGGACGAATCAGCGATTTCGTATTGCTCCTGTGTTTGACGCTTCGCGTTGTCCGGCGTCGCATTAAATTGCAACGAGCTTCCAGTGTTAGTTCCAAAATTTATTATGTTAGAAAAACTACTTGCTAGTATTCGAGCATTGAGCGCCAAGGAAATTGCCTTGCCTTCTAAGTTTTGAATTGCTCTTTTAAATTCCGCCTGTGTGTTCGCTAGTTTTTTCGCTGCGTCGACAACTGCAAGGCCTGAATCGATTGTATCGGTCAAATCCTCTATCGCGCTCACCGGCGCACTGGCTATGTCATACGCGGCCTCAAACCAATCGAGGATAGCATCCAGGAGACTTCTTTTTGCGCTAAGAGCAAGGCTCTGATGGTTCGGTGTAACAACCGTGAGCTTGTCAACGACTTGCACTTTAAACGTTATGTCAAAACGAGCCATGCGACCTTCGTTGGTGGTCTCGCCCTCGCTCCATTCTGGACATTTGACTTGAAATTCTCCGAAGTACGGATGTACTAATTTACCAGGGCCAAACGCATCAAGAGCGTCGATGAGGTCGTTCCGCATATCATAATAATTATCATCGTCTGGAGCGCCAGGAAGTGCTAAGAACTTTTCTATCATTCCTGCAATTACATATCCTGACAAGCGAAACACGCGCGGTTTTCGTCCAAGGTCTTCGTATAAAGGATCGTCGCGATCTATAAATAAATGCTCTACATCTCGACGTCCACCAGAACGGCTGGATGAATGAATGAAAAACGGCACGCCTCGAAAAGAAGCTGGCAAATATCCTTTTAGCCAACTGGCTGCCATTTCAAATACCGCCCTGCATCAATACTCCTGTATCGGTTTGTATTTCCATCTCGCCTTCGATGCGTTCAACATTTATTTTTCGATTATCCTCGATCTTAACCACTATCTTTGCCTCGGTTTTTTCCCAGACTTTTTTGCTGATCATTTCTAGCTCTGCCATTATTTCAGGAGGAACCGACATCTCGCCACCACCGAGCCCAAACTGCTGTGTTTGATAAGGTGATAAAGGTGACAAAGGCTCAGGCAATTCTACTTTTACTTTTTTCGTAATCGTTTCATCTTCTCCCAGGGACTTTGTAAAATCATCAATAGTTTTTGGTAACTTTCCAAGATATGCTAACAGATCACCAATGGGTCCAAGAAAGTCGATAATCTTGTTGTACAGTTTGCCGAACCATTTAATCGCATCGTTTATATATGGACTCAAATCATTGGCGATAGCTCCGCCAACGAATGCAAATATTCTAGACACTTGTGTCAATACCCAAATAAGAGGCGTTAACAACGTCTTCATGATTTTAAACCATATTACAACAGGGCTTGTTCTTACACTTACTATAACAGAAGCAGCAGAATATGCCTGTGTTAGCAGGGGAACTGTGAATAATTGGA